GCTACCGGACCTACCGGACCTGCAGGTCTCGATGGAGCTACCGGACCTACCGGACCTGCAGGTCTCGATGGAGCTACCGGACCTACCGGACCTACCGGACCTACCGGACCTGCAGGTCTCGATGGAGCTACCGGACCTACCGGACCTGTAGGTCTCGATGGAGCTACCGGACCTACCGGAGCTACCGGTCTCGATGGACCTACCGGACCTACCGGAGCTACCGGTCTCGATGGACCTACCGGTCTCGATGGACCTACCGGACCTACCGGACCTACCGGACCTACCGGACCTAATGGTGGTCCTACTGGTCCTACTGGTCCTGCTGGACCACCTACAAATATAGATGTCTTCTTTGCTACTAGTACCACGTCTCAAGATGTTGTATTAAACGATGATGTTGTTGTTGAAATAAATTCATACATTCCTACATTTTCAATATCTAGGTTAAATCCAACTACATTCCAACTTCAACCAGGAGTCTATCTAATAACACCTCAATGTGTTCGTACAGATTTTAGTACAACTGAAGACACGGATTTTGTAAGTTTTGGTATTTATAACCAAACAAATGATAGTTTCTTTTCCCCCCAAGAACTGATACAAGGAGGTGCGAATTCAAGAAACGGAACCAAAAATACAACCATTGTAGTTGAGATATTAACAACAAGTGATATATCCATCAGATGTTCATCTTTCTCAACTACTGGCACTGCAACTATAGTACTCGCTTCTCTTGTCATCCAAAAGGTTGGTTGATAATTTCTCCATTCATTGTTTCATAACCCCGGGGTTATGAATCCACAAACATCACATCACAAAGGCATCAACGCCGTATACAGAGCCTCCCCATTGACCAGGTATCCTAACACCATCCCTGATACAACATTCCCATATTCAGTCAGGTTGGTAATCTCCTCAGTGTTCACATACGAATATACATCTACCTTCCTATCATCCAACTCCACATCATTCATATCTAAATTTTCATCGTATCCGTTGTACCCGAACCGATCCCAGAACTTGACCAACTCCGTAGCCACCTCAAGACCAGTCTTGACCACCACCCTTTCCACCTCTTCATCCTTCTGTTCCTCGTACACGGGTTGCACATTCTGAGCGAGAAAGATCTGATTCGCAATCGCATTATTGTACAAAAAGTACGGTTGTGGGTAGTCTACCCTCACGTTCTTGGATGCTGTATTGTTAGTCTTGTAGCTCTCGATCAATCCCTTCACAGCTTCGGGACTGTCGATCACGAACTGAGAAGGCATCTCGTCAAAGTCTGAGATCTCATCATAGAACCCATCAATATTCACCTTATCCTTGTACAAGATCAGTTTGTCAAAGTGTGTGTTTTGGTACAACCTGAGCATGTACATTAGTCTCACGAGCATCTCCCTGGACGTGACGACTACCCTACTCTGTCCATCAACAAACTGTGAATAGAGAGAGTACTTGGATGAGAGGTTCCTACTTTTAAACACAACGTCGGGCTTAATAACGGTATGCTCATTAATAAACTGAACGAGTTGTCGCTCGTTCAGGGGTTCGGTAGTGTACCCTCGCGTGTGCATGAATCGCGACAAGAAGAAAAGGCCATACTGATAGATGATCTTGGCTATCTTCTTGTTGTGGCTGAATTGGGAGACGACCGTCTCCGTTGGTTTCAGCAGCCCACCTTCGTACTCCTCAGGGTCGTCCACCGTTAACACCTTATCGAGTCTACCCGAATCGTCACATAGAAATGTGACATTCAGGTTCCCATTACTCATCGTCGCCACCACTTCACGTACGCGTCCAGCCTTTACACGCTGCTTCACAAACACCACCTCGTTGGCCTTCCCGAATCTTCTCAAGGCGGCCAGTGATGTCCTGAAGACCTGCGCGGCCTTGGGAACGTTGTAAGGGGGTAGCGGATCCGACACCATCGTTATCATGTTTCCTCTGTAGTCAATATTGAGAACCCTGCACTTGCCGTAGATGTCGATGACTTGAGACCTGATGATCTGGTCTCGACCCCTGGTAAGAATCGGGATTGAGATAGACGGGAGTATCATGTTGTGACTAAATGTCCTGGTGAGGTTACTGAAGACCTGCCACATCTTGTCTACCACGTGGTCGTGATACGAGAAAGATATAGTCATGTTGCTCAGAACCTTCGTGTCCGGGGTCTTGGTCCTGGCGATGAGCTCGCATTGGATCTCGGTCACGTCAGAGACGTTGATATCATGTTGTTGATAGATGAAGATGGTGTCCCGCTCGGGCTTAAATTTGTAGTAGGCTTGGGCGTGTCGAGGTAAGCGCATAGTACCGCTAGGGTCATTGTCACTGGCCGATAGTACGAAGATGTCGCAATTGAAGACTAGTTCGAGAACGTGTCCGAATTCGAGGGCGCTGAGGTTCGAGTTGGCGAACTTGTCCATGATGTCGGCCATGGGTTCGTCGTAGAGCTCCTGCATGGCCGCCATAGCATTAGCCTCCGTCACTATCTCACGACGCCTACGCTCCACTATCGGTATACGGTCCTCTACATTAATGTGCTGAAGGTCCTTGTCGTTCAAAGCCAGCATGACGCACTCGAGGAACGAACTCTTGGTAATGTTGGAGCCAACCCTCACGAACTGGTACTCGGGGTTGGGTTCGATGAGGGAAAAGAGCTCTTTTATGTTGGGTGGGAGCGTACCGGGTATCCCCGGAGCCATCGTTTTACCCGAGATGAAAATGTCCTGTACGGCGTTGTTCTTGTCCTTCATTTGAGTTTGCGAGTAGTAGTACTTGAACTTGGTCCCTTCCTTGTTCTGGTCCTTTGTGTAGCAGCACGGTATGTATGGAAACTTCTTCTTGTTCTCGAGGGTGTTGTCCCTCAGGCCAGGATATGGATGGTCGACGTGATCGCAGACGTAATAACGCTTGGTGCTCTCCCCGTGAGCAGGGAATTCCATGACCTGCTTCTCTTTGTTCAGTTTGTATAACTTTGCCTGCTCTTTCGTGATGATGGTAGGCCTCTTGGGGCACTTTCTTGAGTACGTGGGTAGGAAGATCTCTGGTGCGATGGCCCTTGGTTCGAGCTTCTCCAACTTCCTAGGTCTCGTGATCAGTTTGGTCTCTTCATTCTTGAGGAATTTGGGTCCTAGGTACTTCCTGTACTCGGTCAGGATGAGACCCTTGTGATTGTTGTAGAGGGTGAAGAGGCGTCCCAAAATCTTCTGATACTTGAGCGAATCCGCGATCGTATTGGCCTTGACTCTCACTCGTATGTAGTTGCTCCCTTCGTCCTCCATCCCATACATGTTGGCCTTGTCTGTCTGCTTCATTGTGATGCTCAGGATGTCACCGGTGCCGAGGACGTGCGTGTACGCGTTCAGTTTGATCTTGGACGCCCTGATGGACTCGTTCAGGGCCACGATTTGATTGAAGAAGGAATAGTTCATGCAGAGCTCGGCCCACACAGGTATGAGAATGGTCTGATTGGGGTACGTGATGTAGCCTCCCGTTGAGAGCTCGTCTATGCGCGTAATCATGCTTCTGTTCAAGGTAGGGAAGACAGCCAGGGTCCGATCGATGAAGACGTCTCGTGAGACGTTACGATGACCCACATTCATACTGAGCGTGGCTATGATCTCATTGTCGATGATCGTGAAGGCTGCTTCTGTGTACTTTTTATATTGGTTCTTGGGTTGTCTGAGGTCGGTGGTGACCTCTCCGTTCACCTCGATCAAGATCACGTTTGGCGTGTCCAATTCGAGCCAATCGGGGTCGGGGGTAAAGTCGTGGAAAATCTTGTAGAAGGGTCCATCGCCGCTACCGCCGCTACCGTAGGCAGCGTACGGGGCCATTTTGGTGACGATGAGCGTGTTGAAGAGCTCTGCCGCGGAGATGGCTTCGTTCTGTTTGCCGAAGCGGATGTTGAATTGGACCATGGATACCTCGTACTCGACCGTCTTGATGGACGGTATGTTCTCAAACTCCTCCAATGATATCGTAGTTTCATCTACCTCTTGACGTATTTTAGCGATCTTATCTCTCATCTTCTTCCTAATATCGGCTCTATTGTTCCAGATCTCCCTCGGGTTGAGCGTTGAGAGGCCTGAGATGTTGTAGGTGAGGAACATGATCATCTCGGGTTCGTTCATCTTGGCGTTAGTGATGTCATGCGTGGCGATGAAGAACCGCTCCGCCTCTTCCCTACTGACCTTACTGAAGTCTATTTTGTCCTCGGGAAACTTGTATTCTTTTGAATTCAGGACAGGATCGAGCGCGTTAACTACTACCAGGTTACCCGTCTGGGACGGGCTCTCGAGCTCGGGTGTGAACACGAGGTATTGAGGTAGTGTGTTCATGGATACAGCGATCCTGTCTTTGATAGTGTTCACAGTGTCAGATAGGTATACGTTGAAGGTCTTACCATTTATCTGCATTTTTACTCACCTAGGAAAGCTTTTATGTTTTAACCAACATCATTCAAAATGCCTCAAAACCTCAGCGAACCTGACTCCTCGCATCCAGAGTATGCGTACCTGAAGCTTGTTCGCGACGTCATCGACAAGGGCGAGCGCCGCGGCGATAGGACCGGTACGGGGACGCTGTCGCTATTCGGAACGCAGAGTCGATACGACCTTAGCAACGGCACGATCCCTCTCCTCACTACGAAGCAAGTGTTCGTGAAGAGTATCATCGAGGAACTTCTCTGGTTCATCAGGGGTTCCACCGACTCAAAGGAACTGTCAAGCAGGGGTGTGAAGATATGGGATGCTAATGGGTCGCGCGCGTTCCTGGATCGGCACGGGTTCACCGCTAGGGAGGAGGGTGATTTAGGTCCAGTGTACGGGTTCCAGTGGAGGCACTTTGGAGCGACGTACAAAACGTGTAGGAGCGACTACACGGGCCTGGGTGTTGATCAACTGAGTGTTCTTATTGAGCAGATCAGGACCAATCCGGATAGTCGGCGTCTCATCTTATGTGCGTGGAACGCCGCCGATATCCCCTCAATGGCGCTACCACCGTGCCACTGTCTCGCGCAGTTTTACGTTCACAAGGTAGCCCAATCCGAGACCGATGGTATGATCTTGTGTAAACCAAGGCTGTCGTGTCAGTTGTATCAACGCAGCGGAGACCTCGGATTGGGCGTTCCGTTCAACATAGCGAGCTACGCGATCCTGACGCATATGATCGCGCACGTGACGGGGATGCAGACGGGCGACCTAGTGCACACGTTAGGGGACGCGCACGTCTACCTGAATCACGTAGACGAACTGGAGGAACAACTGAAGAGGAAGCCGGTAGATCCATTCCCCACACTCTGCTTCAAGAGGGAGATTAAGGACATTGATGATTTCACCTATGACGATTTTGAGATAAGGGATTACATGCATCAGGGGAAGATAACTTTGAAAATGGCGGTCTAAATCAAGCTATATGTGAGGTTGATGAGAATAAAAGATGCGGTGGTCCAAAACAGACAACAGATGGGATGAGTACAGGGGTGAGTACAGGGAGCTTGCGCGCAGGCAGAGGAACTTTCCTCAAAGCGCTCAGATGGCATCGCATCTACTTCTGGTTTCCTGGTTAAAAAGATGCTTCTTAAAGGCGTGAGGTGGAGGGCTGCCTGATTCTCTTTCATTACCCTGGGTAATGAATATTTGAATGGTCCTCCATATCTTCAAGAAGACTCACTCAAGAAGACTCGCTCCCCATGGTGGGTTCCTTCATGTTGCGCTCTGCCACGTTGGTCATGGTGTTGATGGTGCCGAGTAGGTTAGTACCCGTCTTCTTGAATATCATCTTGCTCACGACGAAGAGGACCACGTTCATGGTCAGCATCATAAAGAGTCTGATCTCCGGCGACCACTTACTGCCTGACGGCACATAGCTCTTCTCGGCCATCTCCACCAGCAACTGATCATATGTGTTCATGGACATGATCTGTTGTTGTGCAAAACCCTCCATGTCGAAGTTGATCTTACCCAACACCACCTCACACCCCATAACGAAGACGATCATGTATCGCTTCCAGTTATCAACAGACGATTCTAGGGACAACTTCTTGGTGAGCATCTCGTACTTCTGAGACATAAGCTTGGGGTCCGAGTACATTGTGAACTCGGGGATGCTGGCGTTGGGGTGCATCCTCCTCAGGACTTCATACTTGAAGTAAACAGCGTTCCTCTCCTTCTGCGTCTCTTCGTCCTCCACGTAGTTGTAGGCTTTGTTGATGGTTACCTTATTCTTTTGGTGAAGTTCGTAAAGGGTTGGAGGTGGTGGTGCCTCGGTGACGACTTTATCTTCGCCGAGCAGTTTATTGAGTTGTCCTTCTATCACCTTCTCATGTGAATCCTCATGATCATCACCACGATCATCACCACCTTCTTCGTCAGCTGGTGGTTGCTCAGGAGCTGGTGATTGCTCGAATGAGGCGTTCTGTTCTGGTTTTGGAAGATCCGGTGGGGGTGTGTAGAATTTATTGAGGAGCTCTTTGCGCACCTTGGTCTTGTTTTCGAGGAGCTCAAGGTAGAGTGTTGGCATCCTCGGGAAGCTCTTGGGAGGGAGCACCCGTTCATAATCTTCAAGAGGAATACGTTCTATCAGTATTTCTTCTCCCATTTTGAAACACATAGTGGTTTTTGTTAACCCTTTACTGCTGCTAATCTCCTTGGTTCTTCAATTACCTCTGGGGTAATTGATACTCAATTTGACCTTAGTTGGTCCTTAAGTTGGTCTCGGTTTGCCCTCAGCCCACTTCTTTGGGATCTTACGAGGAGGGTTGCGCATCGTCTCGTACAAAGGAGAAATACGCTCCTCAATCATCTTCTCCCAATCACTGGGACGCTCCTTCTTCATCTTCTCATCGAACGGAAATGAACCATCTGGGTTCCTCTTCACATAGCTACACCATTTGGAACCGTTGTCCTTGATGCCCTGACCGATCTGACCATCGTAACAAGTGAACGACGACGACCTAGAACTCATTTTCACTTTACTCTCTTAGTCTTATTCTTTAAGACAAATTCAAGAGGTTTAGTCCCGGTAGTTATTTTGCTAGTATGAAAACACGTTTTTGAACCTGTAACGCAACCTCTACCTCATGTGTCTCACAATTTTCTAGTGTTGTGGTGGACCTTCTTCTAGTTGTTGATAGAACTTGAAAGCCTTGGGATGAGCCTTGAATGAGTCCTTGGTAACGTTCTTGAGAAAGAGGTTGTTGACGTCCTTTACTCTCGACAACGCCACGTACGCCTGTCCATACTCAAACACTCCCCTCAGATTGATGATTGCCGAATCCAGAGTCATACCCTGGCTTTTATGCACCGTGACTGCGTACGCTAGCTTGAGAGGGATCTGGAAGATGGTTGCGATGAGGTGCTTGCCGTCTTTGATCTCATACCCTCGTCTATTGACGATCATCTCTGTCTTCTCTGTATTGCCAAATCGGACAATGGGCGTGTACCGCACCTTATCTTCTCCCTTACTATTGAGAGTCTTGCTTTCGAGGAACCGCGTCACGACACCCCTGCTCCCGTTCACGAGACCCAGCTCCACGTCTATGTTGGCGAGTAGCATCACCTGCGCACCGACCGAAAGGCTGATCTTGGGTTGAGCATTGCAGATCTTCGTGATGTCTTTGAACATGTACTGGTGAATGCGGGGTTCATAGTTATCGAGGTTGTAAACAATCTTGTACTTGTATTTGTAGATATCCTCCGAGGGCAGCTCCATCAGTTTGGTCTTATTGATCTCGTCCACGTCCACGTTCTCACATAGGATCCGGGTCGGCTTTATCTCCATGCTCGCGAGCTTCTCCTTTGTCGGAACGCTCTGGGTGATGTACTCGAGGTCCTCGTCCGTCATCTCTCCGAGTCTGGCTCTATTGAGGCATGCCTGAAAACGTATGTCGGTCTGCCTCATGATTTTGGTGAGGTTGAATGTCTCGAACTTACATTTCTTCCAGGCGCCGCTCTCGAAACAATAGTCTCCTTTAATACAGGGTAGTTGTAGGAAATCGCCTCCGAATACGAGTTGCATGCCTCCGAACGGCTCGCTGCGTTTACGCACGCGTTTAGCGATCCTGTTGAGTTTGTCAAATAGGTCTGCGGGGAGCATGCTGACCTCATCTACGACGAGTATATTGGTATCGCACCACTTACGCTTGAGCTTCTCACGACAGTTGATCTTCTTCACGAGGTCGTCTTCCGAGTCCTTACCGAGTCCTATACCCAGATATGAGTGTAGGGTTGTACCGCCTATGAGGACCGCTGCTGCTCCCGTCATGGCAGTGATGCCGAGGTGGCGGACGGGGTCCATCAACTCGTCTTTGATTGTGGATAGATGATTGATGATGGTCGTCTTACCGGTACCTCCAGGTCCCGTGATCATGACATTCCTTCCTCTCCTGATGGCGCTGATCGCGTTCTGTTGACCATTAGTGAATAGCATCATTCTTATTTCTACATATACATGTCAAGACATAAGATTCAAATATCATGATGGAGTTGAGTTACATGAACTTGAAGAGATTTAAAGAAATCCTAGTTATTTTGTCCTTCACGTAGACCTCCATATCTGACTAGTAAAAAGTATTTAAAGAAAGAAACCCTAGTTATTTTGTCCAGACTTCCACATAGTCCCATCACATTATTGTACATGGAGGTTGCCGGCGACCCCCACCACCTCCACCTCTACCACCTCCACCCCCACCTCTGTTACCTCTGTCGTATTGGAGTTTCTTACCTATACCAACACCCTTCCTCAGACATGACGTAGGCGTGCCCATATGTTTCCCTATAGAAGGTGTGCCTGTACCACAATACGTGTTGTCAGGTATGATGGCTTGGTAGTTGGGGTTGAAGCCGGTCAAGTCTGAATTGAGGCCGCGTCCAATCCCCTTCCTAAGGCACTCATACGGAGTACCGATGCGCCTATTGCCAACCTCGTACAAGTTGTTACCACAATAGATTTGTCTACTACTCATTTTAACACGTCCTCATATTTTTTGAGTTTGCTAAGAATTTGAAGTTTCAGTTGGTAAATTAAGGTCTAAAGTATAAGAAATCATGTCTAACCAAACTCGCAAACAAACTCACAATCCCGCTTCCCTGTTCCGCTTCGCCGGGTCGGTCGTCAGGTCGGCCAAACTACCGATCTCCGATTTGCCCCGGACCGTGCAGGACAGCTTCAAAAACCCATGCTGCCTCATGCTTCCTTATAAGAACCTCGATGATCTGCCTGCTTGGAGGAGTGAAGGCACTCACGACGCTGCCGAGGCAGGCCACATCGACTGTCTCGACTACGCACTCGAGCATGGCTACATGATGGACTTGTACACAACGGCGCTAGCCGCAGAGAAGGGGCATCTGACCACTCTAGCCCATGCTCACCACAAGGGATGTCCTATGACATCCCGATGCATCGACGCCGCAATGGAGGGTGGACATCTTCGGTGCGTCCAGTACGCGCACCAAAACAGATGCGAATGGAGTGAGGACTCCCTGATTATGTCTATCAAGAACAACGAGGTAGAGTGTTTCAAGTACGGGTACGACAACGGCGCTCCTTACGACCAGGACATAATGTATATGTTGGCACCCGGATTTGAAGATGAGATCATCGACTTCCTCTACACCAAGGGTCACAACCATCCAGGTGTAGACAGGAGCCGTTCGGGACGTCGCATCAGGCTGCCCAACCGCTACCAAGCAAGACATTAAGCAACCATCAACATCTTGGACCGTGATGTAGACGGACCCATTACAATGGGAAACCATTCCAGTTCCATCGGAGCTGGTGTCGTTTCATTACTGAAGAGTAATGAAACCTATACCTAATCTACTAATTATACCTATTCTACTTGGTAGTTGGGGTTGAAGCCGGTCTGTCAAAGAGCATCTTATATGTAGTCCAGAACATGGCAGGTATCGTAGACCCCTGCACGAGCCACACGTACCAGTTCTCATCGAAACAGTAATTGAGCGCCGCACATGTACCCAATGAAGACACAAACGGAATGCACGCGGTCGCCAACACAATCGCGGTCTTGTAGATCCAGTTGTTCTTATGTGTATGAAGTGTGTGCTCCATCGTTATGAAGCATGGTAGGAGTGTTGATCCTGTCAAGGTAGACGCCAGACATGAGCCAATGCACACGGCTGGGGGGGTCAGTACCTTTATCACGATCCCGAATTGGATGATGTTGGTGAGGGTGAAAGCTATCGTAGTCGTTGCACAGTCTTGCATTTCTTTCTCAATAGATCATACACATATCACATCCTATTCCGAACCACCAAGTGATGTTTCGTACACTTCCTCAGTCTCTTGGTCTTGCTAACGCAGTTGGTCTTGCTCACCGCAGTCCTGTTGCAACTTCCATAGTTTGTTCTCTTTGCACAGTTCGTACCCCTTATCGAACATCTCAATCAGTTCGTTATTGCTACTCTCAAAGTTGAAGAAGTTGGACTTGAAGTCGAGACATATGATGTCGCAGTTGGTTCTGTCTATCTTGTCCTTCACGACCGTTGTGATGAAGATCTGGAAGACCTTCCAGACGATGTTGCCAAAGTCGTGAGGATTGTACTTGTGTTGGGGGTTGCTGGTCAAGACACCGAGGCATCTGTCACCCATTCGCTCTCCGTACTCGATGGCAAAGTTGTCAACAAGACCTCCGTCGAGATACTCCTTCTCATCATACATATACGGTTCAAACACGAGTGGGAAAGTGCTGCTCATGCGGAGGCCGTGGATGACGGGTAGATCGGGGTGCGTCTCTGAGGATATGTACTCGCGTTGGTCGTCCGTCAGGTTGTAGGTCGTGAAGACGAGCTTCTTGTCTCCACCATTCAACCTCTCAACAGTTCGCATGGTAGGCATGTAACCAATCTTCTCTACGATCAGTTGCTCAAGAACGCTCTTGATTGGTTCAAAGCTCATGAGGGATTTACCCATGAGAATCATGTTGGATATGTTGAACTGACCCATCTTCTTGTACGCCTTCTCAATACAGAGATACGTGAGTATCTCAATAGGCTGATATCCGATCAGGAGTAACAACGACAGGATGGCTCCCGACGATGTACCTATATAGTTCTTGATGTCTTTGATGTGCCCGTGGTCCGTGAGGTACTGGAGTGCCCCGAGCGTCACGATGGCGTTCGTTGAGTTGCCAGAGAGGACGAGCGTGTCGTAGTGGTCACTTACCTTTGTAGGTTCCTTTTGTTCCATTTTTATACTCATTCCTTCATTCCCTAACCCTGTTTACGGGCGGGTCCACGGGTGGGTCAGACGTCTTCCTCATCAACCGTGTACGTTGCGACCGTGAACACATCACCTCCTGTCTTGTGCTGCGGGACAGAGTAGTCGTACAAAAAGTCCATTTGCGTGTACGTCTCTCTCTTCATGAGGTCTTCGTTCACACCCACTATTTTGCTATCTTGGTAGTCGATGTCTGCGGGATTGATCATCTTGAGGAGCAGTGCCAGTACGAGGATGTTGCACGTGGCCATCTTCTGAGATCGAGTGAGGTTGGGTAACGACGCAACGTACTTGTAGAGGAGGTAGATTTTGTCCTTCTTTCTGGCCGTGCGCCAGGTCTGCCGCGTATCCTCTATGCAGTCCCCTAGGCGCGTGAAGTCGTTCACCTCCCACAATTTGCTGTCCAGATCGCATCGAGCCTTGTCTGAGTAGACGGTCGGTATGACGAACTCGCCGTTGGATGTGACGAGAATGCTCTTATTCTTGCGTTTGATGATGTGAATGCCGTGGCCGAAGGCGAGCTTCTGCAGGAACTTCTGTTTGTGTGGTTCATCTCGGTAGTGCTTGCTACACTCGATAAAAAAGGGAAACATGTTCATCGTTGTTTATAGGTAGATGGTTTGAATTTAACCCCTTAGGAATAATAATCTAAGTAAAATGTCAGTTAAACTACGTCTCAATGACCTGTCTGATCATGATAAGAAACATATCGATGGAACATTAACAATCACGTGCGACAGCGAAGAAGTTGACGTCTTCGATGTTGTGAAAGAACCATCTGGACGTTCCGTGATTCTCCCTTTCAGTTTCGGACGTTCGATGCTTAAGAGCTGCTCGCTTGAGTTTAAGAGCTTGCTTGATGAGCAGAGCGCCTTTACAGGTACCCTTCGACCTCAACAACAACAGGTGCGTGACGCCGCCATCAGGAGCCTCCGCGAGACCGGGTCCATCGTGATCTCTGCCGAACCCGGTTTCGGAAAGACAATCACAACAATTGAGATGATATGCGCTATCAACGTCCCCGCTATCATCTTCGTGAAGCAAGCCATGATCATGGACCAGTGGCGGAACGCGATAGCCAAACACGCACCGAGTAAGAAGGTCGCCCAGATCACGTCCAACAAAGCCATGGACCCCAACGCCGACGTCTATCTCATGAACCCCATCATTCTGAAGAAGCCCATTAACAAGACGCGCTTCCTACCAAGCGAGTTTGAGCACGTAAAGTTGGTTGTCGTGGATGAGCTGCATCAAATCGTAACCAAGGTGCTTCACCGAGCGTTCTTCAAGTTTCAACCTCAATATCTAATTGGCCTCTCCGCCACCCCTTACCGCCCAAAGATGGATCCCTTTGATCCCGCCATTGCCTGGTTTTTTGGGTCAAAAGTGGTGGGTAGCAAGCTATTCAGGAAACACACCGTATACTGCGTCAAAACGGGCTTCGTACCCGAGACGCGCATCCAACCACACACGGGTAAGCTGGATTGGTCTTCCGTGCTCACGTCTCAGGCCGAAGACGCGGAGAGAAATCAGATCATCGTCGATGTGGTGCGTCGCTTCCCCGAAAGGACCTGGCTCATCTTGGTGAAGCGCGTCGAGCACGCCAGGACGCTACAGTCCCTTTTCGACAAGGCAGGTGTCGACAGCGAGACCATCGTGGGTTCGTCGCGCGAGTTCGACAAGTCGGCCAAGATTTTGATCGGCACGACTCCCAAGATCGGCGTCGGTTTCGATCACTCTCCAATTGACGCTTTGTGTATGGCCGCTGACGTGCTAGAGTATTTCGAACAGTTCCTCGGTCGATGTATGAGGCGACAAGACGTAGAGCCCATCATCATTGATTTTGAGGACAAGTTCAACCCACTCCTCAAACACCTCAAGAGTAGGATTCTGAAGTACAGGGAACATGGGGGGGAGGTCAACGTGCTTTCTCTCAAGACCAATGAGGTAACTCCATCACGGGACCCCGAACTCGAAGGGTCTACGGATACAAAAACAAAGACAAAGACATCAATCAAGATACCTCGTCGTAAGCAACCCAACGGTCCATCATCATGAGCGACGCTATTTCATTCCAGCATTCATTCTATATTCCATGGTTGTTTCATTACTCTTCGATGAGTAATGAACTTTATACTTCAATAGACTGGGGGGGTTTTGGAGGCGATGATCAGCTTGGCGCTTCTGTATCGTTCTTCAAGCTTCTCATCTTTCTTGTTTTCGGCCCAGAGGATGCCGATGTTGCGCATCGTGATCTTGGGGTTCTTGTCGCGCTCTTCCTTACAGAAGTAGAGATACTTGGATCTGAGATGGTTGTCGTTCTTGCTCTCTTTCTTCTGCATGGCTTCCTTCTCATCGTGGTAACGCTTCTTGTCGACCTCTGCCATCTCCGAGATACGTGTCTTAATCTCAGGATCGGGGACCTGCTTGAACTGCTTCCATCTACGACCGAGTTCACAGGTGACCTTCTGGATGTCGACCTTCACGTCGTCTTCGCACCCTTCCTCGATCAGTTCCAGGCGCATCTCCTCCTGAACGACGGGGCGCATCTCTTCGCAGAAAAAGATGTACTCGCTCTTTGGTCGAGGGGGGTGGCTGGGCTTGTCGGTCTTCCTGAGGGTGCTCTTGAGCTTGTGAAGATTGGACTTGTTCTTCCACTCCTCAATCAACTCGGGGGTGGCGAACTCGCTCGCGCTCAGGAAAGCTACAACGAACTTGTTCACGGTATGATAGTGGGCGTTCTCTTCTTTCACCATTTCGTCTTTACCTAATGGTTGATATCTCTTAAGTCATTAATAACCCTTTAGTTCGTTCATTACACCATTGATCAATACGGTTCCATTTTGTCCTTCACGTAGTCTTCCACGTATACCTACAAATCTGACTCATATAAGGGATTTAAAGAAAGAAATCCTAGTTATTTTGTCCTTACGTAGTCCTCCACGTAGACCTGACTCCTCGCTAAGATTGAGTAAAAACTGTATTATTTCCCAGTTAAGTAAAAATGGTGTACTATGGAATATCAGCGTCGTCCCCTCAAGAGGGTTACGTCCCAGATACGCTCGATGGTGATCCATACGAGTACTTCACAGAGCCCAACTCAAGAACTCTCCTACTCGCATTCCTGGTAATGCTCATCGTCTTTGGGTTACTGTTCGTGGTAGAGGTCTACTGGACCTGGTCCCTCCTCGTTAGTTTCATTGCAGGAGCCATGTTCTGGTACTTTTATGCGGTATGAGGTACTACGACACATGTAAACTTCCAATCCATAACCCTGGATGGGTTAGAGATTCTTTAGAGAGATTAGATTCTTACCTACTCAAACTCGGCCAACAAGACCATATTGATACCCAACTTCTCAGCTTTCACCATCTTACTCGTCTCCTTGTCAAACGACTTACACACGAGAACTTGACACTCCTTGGTCACGGACGACAAGACGTTGTATCTCTTTTCAAGCTCCTTATCCCTGAATCCGGACAGACAGATCTTCATCCGTTCCTCCGACTTCTCATCGGGCTTCTCCTTGGATGCTGGTTGTGCTGGTTGACCATCTACCGATTCTAACCGGAGACCGCTGTTAACGCACATTTTGAGGAAAGAAGTCATCGTGGGAAAGCATTGGACTACCTTCTCAGCCATCTTCTTGGCAAACCCGTTCACCTTACATACATCCTCCACGGATGGCACCGTCTCCAAGTCACCGGTTTTGAGGGTTGGTAGACACGCAAACAGGTTCTCGACGCGTTTAACCCCGAGTCCGAAACCCAACACGCCGGCCGCACTCACCACTACAGACACATTCACGGTCCTACTCTTCAGATCGGCCATACCCGCCACGATACGATACGCGGACTTGTGCTTGAATACAGGTTTCAAGCAGTCTATTGTGCAATTGATCATCTTTTGGAACGTGTTCAACCCACACTCACCATACATCTTCTCAATGGTCTTTGAGCTGACGTGCTTGACCTCCAATTTTGAGAAGATGTTGGTAAGGGTCTTGATCTCGATCTTGTCGTCTACCTCTCCTCGCGCGTCTACTTCGCCTTGTGGTTTTACGTCTACGCATACGTCTACCCCTCTCCATGTTGAACTGGGTAATGTGACGTCGTCGCTAGGCTTGACAATTGAGACTATGTACGGGATCACGTCGCCTGCTCGCGTGCACACGATCTGAGACCCGGGACCTATCTTGTTGTCCGAGATGTACTTGGCGTTGTGTCCGCTGCACTTCTGAACAGTGACCCCTGAGAGTTGTACTGGTTCAATATGTACTACCGGTTTGAACAGACCCCAGCGACTGATGTCCCATGTTACCTCCATCACCGTCGTCACTGCCGTCTCCGCGCCGATCTCTTTCTTGAATGCGATCGAGTACTTGGGGTTGCCGCTGGTGTTGCGCGTGTACATCCTATCCTCAGTCACGACCAGTCCGTCCATCGCAAACATACACTCCTTCATCCACTTGTCCAGCAGCCTCGTGAGCGATTCGACTGACATTTCGGATCGATTCATCTCAATCCATGGAATGGTGGTCTGGAGCTGTCGGAGCTGTTCCGAAAATGGACGTTGTTGCGTCGTACCGACGATCACCTCATATGGGACAAAGAAGATGTCAGCCACGATGTCCTCGTCGATGTTCTTCTTACCAAACTGACCAGAGACTAAATTGCGTGGGTTCGTGAAATAAATCTTGTACTTGCGATCAAAGACCTCGTTCCCCATGATCAGTTCGCCTCTCACTAATGCACCCGGGACCACGTCCATCTTGGCAAGCATCTTGGTAAGATCGAGATGTTTGATGAACTTACTGATGTCGCACCCCATCTGCCCGTTGCCTCGCGTGTAAAGCTTATTGCGTCCGGGATCGTAGAGGGCGCTGATACCGTCCAGTTTGGCGCTGATGACGAACTTGTCCGTGCACGTCTTGGTTAGCCACGCACCTAAAGCCTTTTCATCACGCTTCTTATCAAGAGAACCCATCCAGAGGGGTAACGGAGTAGTCTGTCTTGACAGTTTGTGATGCGTGGATGCGTCGCCAAATGTGGCGTCGTATACCGCGTCACTCATGATGGGGTTACCTGCTTCATACGCCTCGTCGGCGACGCGTTGCGCCTCACGCTGTGCCTCCGCCATTTCCATTTTGTCTCCTTTGGTCTACCATAAATATAAGATATTTCAAGTCTTTGGGGTCCAACTCATTCCACGTCTATCACACCATTAGAGACTTATGATGCTCAACCATGGATCAAAAATGAGTGGAAAGGGTGGAAAGGATACGCAGTACTTCTACCTCAAGGCGGACCCAGATCACCACGATCTTGAAGACATCTTCAAAGGTAAATACGACAAGAACCGCAAGGAGTGGCGGTTTGAGAAGAATCAGGAAGACGAGGTCACCCGGTTCATGTATTGCTCCTCGAGTGAGAGCGAGGAAGGTCTCGAGGATAAGTTTGTTACCAGTAATGATAATGACAGTGGAGATGACGACGACGACGATATTCAGATATCAGAGGCAGCGAAGGAGATGATTTCCATGAAGCGCCGACGACGACGAGACAGACTTCACAGGGCAAACTCCTTCAATGCATCGGATAAGTCTGATGAGGAGCACGATAGCATCGATGGTCGCTACAGACGCACAAGGCCTACCCGTCAGAAGATCGTGGCCGACGTAGGTAAACTGAAGAAGGCGGTTGAGAATTTGGAGAAGAAGTAGGTTGGACGTCTTCATTACCTCACTGGGGTAATGAACTTTACTCATTCTTCGTACTTTACTCGTCCTTCGCTTTCATGTACATGAAGATCTTCATGATACCAATGGGGCTCCGGCATAGGAAGTAGAGAGGTTTATCTCCCTCAAGCCTGACCTCGATTGGCTCAGACACGAACGAGCTCATCTTGCTGATCCTGATGAATTGTTCAGAGTAGTACTGTTGATGGACCAACTCGATGTCGTTCTTGTCCTCTTTACCCGACTTGAGCGTCTTGACAGACCTACCCGTGTCGAAGAGAAACTGAATCTGACCCATGTTCTTGGTCGCCTCGATGGTGGTCGTATTGGAGATGGACTTGCACCAGTCGGTGTAGATGTTGTGAGTAATCAAGACGGGTTTGGAGTCGAACGTCTCATGCTCGATGGGTGAAATGTTCTGGGTGTCTTCGATACTCACGGAGAGCGTCTGCACAGAGTCGTCCTCGTTTCTCTTCTCAAAATCAAAAGTGTATGGCTTCGTGATGGACATGGTAATGACGTCCTTGTTCTTGACCGACTTGAAGAACTCCTTGTTGATGTGCTGGCCCAACCCCACGTGGATAGGCTCTTTCTCCTCAAAGATGTACTCTACAAAGTTCTCGGCAGGGAGGAAGACTGAGATGAGCAGGTTCTGAGTGGTGAGGTGCTCCAGGAACATACCAGTTTTGTCGATCGTGAAATCGGCGGTGGTCATGTTCTGAAAGATGACCTCGAAGAGAGACTTGAAGCGTCCTGTGTACTTTGTCACGGCTTTGAACATTTTACGACGCATTCCTTGTCGCTAAGTTGATTTATCACACTTAACAGAGATGGGTTTAAGAGTAAAGAAATGTTGAAACTTATACTCGAGAATTTTAGGAAGTTCGACTCTGCCGAGTTCACGTTTGACCAGCAGTTGTCTCTCATATCCGGCAAGTCCGGTCAGGGCAAGACCACCATCTTCATGGCCATCATGTTCGCTCTCAACGGTGAAGGCAAGAAGCTGCCCACGTACGGTAAGACCTCGTGTAGCGTCACCCTCGTCATCAGCAACCCAAACGATGAAGATATATCTATCGTCAGGACCAAGCGTCCCAATCGTCTCCGTGTGAGTGTGGGCTCAGACGCGGGTTCATGCAAGACGTTCGAGGATAAGGAAGGCCAGGCCGTCATCGACGACCGGTTTCCTCAGTACCACATGGGCTACATGCCCCAGCGAACGGACAGCAACAAGTCCTTCATCCTCATGACCCCCATGGACAGGATGCGCTACATCGAGAAGATGGCGTTCGGGGGCGAGAACGTTGAGCAGCTCATCAACAATTGCAAGGAGCTCGTGAAGGCGCGCAAGAACGAGATGATGCTAACGGTCAGACAGCGCGAGACCACTGAGAAGATGCTCAAGGATCTCAAGGTTGACAAGATGGAGTGCAACGAGGACCTGATGGACGAAGAGGACTACGACGCCCAGATCGACCAACACGAACGGGACGTGGACCGCCTCAGAAACAAGCTGAACAAGACCGAACATCTCATCAAGATGAAGGAAGACGTGAGTAGACGGCTCGCCGAGATGCCAGAGATCGAGGAGGATATAGACTACCTAGAGGACGAGCTGCAGCGGATCAGCACCCACAAACAGGGGTGGGAGCGCTACCAGAGAGAGAAGACCAAGCTCAAGAAGCTCAACGAACCGAGCGGTGTGTCCAAGGATGAGATGAAGACCATGATCCAAGATATGAAGACGATGATCGAGCTCGAGTCCGAGGTCAGCGGACTCAAGAGCCATAGGGCCAAGATAGACAAGCTGACTAAGCAGATTGAGGACTCTATGGTCCACATGATTTGCCCCTCTTGCGATACGGAGGTGGCCATATGGTGCAACAAGCTCATCATCTCTTCAGGTAAGGGTCAAAACAAAGAAGTGTTGACGACCGACGAGGCCAAGCGTCTGGAGGAGCGCCTCATGAAGGCCAGGCTGCGCGTCGAGGAGCTGGAGAAGAAGCTTGTCGCGCTCGAGAAGCTGAGGACCGAGTACCCCGATCTCGAGGACGCTCAAGAGCAACTCGAGGGGTTATTCAGAATGAAGAGTGACGACGAGACCTACGCGAAGCAAAAGGCTTTGTGTTCGTCTCTCAAGATGGAGCGTCCGGACTACGACGATACGGTAGAGGCGACGCTCCGTAAGAAGAAGAAGGTCGTGTATGAGAGGAAGGAGAAGGAGGCCGTGCTGTCTGGTATTATCATCAAGCACGATCCTGACGAGTTGACCGATCGCTTGGGGTCGGTCACGGAACTCATCAAGAGATTGAACATGGGGAAGAGGTCTGCTCAATCCATGAGGTACTGGAACATGGTAAAAGCCCTGCTCGAGACGGAGACGGATCTGAACAGGAGCTACCCAAGGGCCATCAAGCTCCAGGAGATCATCAAGACGGCCGAGAAGCTGGCCGTGAGGGAGGTGATTGAGGAGATCAACCTGCATGCTCAGATGTACCTGGACAGCTTCCTCGATGATCTGAACGTGATGTTGGTCTTTGATGGGGTGAAGCTGACCGTTGATGTGTTGCAGAACGGGCACGACAGCGATCTTCAGAACTTGTCGGGGGGTGAGCTGGCGCGCGTGATCCTGGCGTTCACAATCGCGCTGGCCGAGATTAACAACGTCAAGTTGTTGTTGTTGGACGAGTGCGTGGCGTCGTTGGATCAGGAGTCGACGGGGCAGGTCATCGATACGATCAAAGCCAACTTCAGAGGAACCGTGATCTGCATTGCTCATCAGACGACCACCGGAGTGTTTGATCGTGTACTAGAATTGTAGAATCAGGCTCTTATACCATCTACTAATATCAATTCCCATCTCAATTCTCAGTTATTATAACCTCGAGTTGGTTATAATGCATTGATGCATCTGGAAAGATGATTCCTCATAAATTCGGGCTATAAAAAACCCAAGGTATACTAAAAATGTATGCCAGAGCCGATGAACTCTATCAGCAACCCATTGAGGTCAAAGTAACGACGACCACGCAGGGATCATCATACGACCCCGACGCGTTTGGACCCGCCTTCTGGTTCACGATCCACAACTCCATGACCACGTACCCCAACAGACCCACCATCTTCGTTCAGGACGGAATGAAGAAGCTCATCGCCAACATACCTCTCCTCATTCCTTGCGTTACTTGTAAAGAGCACTTCTTTACGTTCTTAAAGACGACCGACCTGGACGACGTCACCGCGTCCAGGGAGAACATCTTCAAGTTCTTTGTCGATGCCCACAACTACGTGAACAGGCGCTTCAAGAAGCCGGAGATGACGCTGGCGGACGCAAAGAAGATGTACGGGTTCGACAAACCCGGTGTCGGCTCGATGGTCCGCATAACGTATTCCTGAATGGTTCTTTGGGGATCCACGTGCGGGTATGGGTTCCTCCTGTATCCATCTCGTGTTTGGTTGCCTTTGTTACCTCTGAGGTAACAAATCATAACAGAGTCGGGTGGTTTACTGTAAGTTGCCACCGCTTGAGGCGGCAACACCACCTCCTAGGTTTTCGAGCTTGAGACCGCTGACCATGTTCATGAGGTTGCTAATGTCCACGGGCTCGTTGCGCTCGACGGCTCCCATGGTGTCCGTGACAATCTTGAGAGTGTTCTTGGTGTCGTCATCGAGTTCGTGCTGGACGCCCTTGATGACATCGGCGACTGTCCCGGTGAGGTCCTTGATACTGTACTTACCGGACTGTAGGTTCTTCTTGATATTGTTAACCATCCGTTGGAACCCGGGTTTGGCCATCAGCGCGTTCACGTCGCTGATGTCGTCCAAGTCATCCATGGTCTTGACCTGTTCGATCACGTCGGCCATGATAGGGTTATTCTGCAAAGCGACCATGACACCGGTGAGTCCTGTAGCCCCACTGGCGGGCTCGTCCATCTGAGCGGGTTTGCCCTCGGGAAACAGGACCTGCTCGACCTTCAAGATGTTCTCCCAGAAGGACTCTGCCTCGGGACCCTGGAACTCGGAGAAGTTGTCCATGGCCAACGTGAGGGACGTCTTGCCGGTCTTGAAGTCCGGGGAGGTCAAATTTTTGTCGGAGAGGGATTGGTTAGCGACCAGGAAGCGCTTGAAGTACTCGACCTCCTTGGCCTTATCGGCATCCGAGGAGATCTTGCTCAGATGTCTGTTGTTGTAAGTGACGATCATGGGGTAACGGCGTTTGGCGTACTTGAGGGACGCGAAAAACTCTACGAGGGCATCGAATTCCATCTTTTGTTTTCGCGCGCGTCCCGTTAAACCAGTTACATCTCCTCAGAAACATCTAATATATGGTCAAAAATGGAGCTCGTGCTCCGAATCTACCAATCATTCAAGATTCATTGGGCGAATTTGACTCGTTGTTTCTTTTGAGTACCACAGTCAAAGTTCTCCTCGACTAGATCGTTGGCACGCAACCACTCCTGTATCTTCCCACACATGTTGATCCTGGATTGCTTGATCCAGTACAGGAACCTACGCATCACTTCCAGGTTCTGTACATCATCCGGTAACTTGTTATGATTCATCTTCTCCACCTTGCGTCTGAGGATGTCGTAATCTTCTACGTCTATATCGTCCATGAAGTCCTGAGGTGGCTCCATCTTTATTTTGCGTACCACTATGTCGATCAAGGTCTTCTGATCCCAGTCCGTGCATCGTCTTCCTATCGTGATCTTCCTCAAATCGCTACCGGTCCGAGCCGTTCTGATGTCGCGGAGACAGAACTCGTTAAGCTGTGGGTTGTAGAGTCCGTAGAACCCGATCGGTGACTTGGTCATCTCCGCCCTCTTCTTGGCTATGTACCTATCCACTATCTCGGGTATCTGTCTGTGACACTGGACCCATCTCAATCCCCCGGGACTGTTCCTGTTACGCTCCATACACATGATGCCCAACGTCTCCCTGTAAAGCCACACAACCCACGCGCCGTCTATCTTATCGTAGAAGCCTTTGAAGAAGGTCAGTATCTTTTGCCGCGTGTCCTTGTTCTTGTCGATACCCATCACGTCGGCTTGTATGCTTGCCGTGAGGATCTCTCGTTGCACCACCTCGGGAAGATTGGAGATGATGGTCCTCATGTAGTCTGGGTACTTGAATATGTTTTCGATGAACATTGGGATCTCTTCGTTGTAAATCTGCTTGAGGATGTACTTGAAGGGGTCGTCGTTCTGGATGATGAGGTTCTTGGTGTAGTAGTCTGTCAGCTTCCCGTCGCTAGAGACGCGCGCGTCCGACGATATGTACAGGGTGTCGCCCTGGATCCTGATGTACGCCGGGTACCCGTACCTGTTGCGAAACTGAACGTTCTTGTCCATGAAGGTCTTGATGGCCTGCACTACCTCAAACCTATCCAATATAGGGAACATGGCGTAGAGGTCGTCCACGCTTAGGTAAAAGTTGTTCCTGAAGTACTTCCTAACCCCTTCTTCCACGATGTTAGTTGTTGCATGGTACAAGTTGTAGGTCGAGGAGTCGGGAACGTCTCCTATCTTTCCTTTGCATTCGTAGTCGCAACTCGTGTAATCGCACTCGCGCATACCGTCGTCGTAACCAACGATCTTGTTTCTGTTTATCGTGAGGGGACAGTCGAATGCGTTCACCTTGACTACGTGTTCTATCTGCTTCATGGCTACGTCCTTCTTCTCAGACGTCTCGTACATGTCGAGATCTATCGAGGGTGCGTCGGTCACCTCTCTGTCCGGAATGGACACGAGTTGATAGATGGCCACGTTGAGATTCCGGTCTCCTCGCGCTACGAGCGCGTTGTGTGCTCCCAGGCGCCATCCTCTCGCGATGACCTGTGCCGTCTCTGAGTAATTCCAATGAGGAGTGAAGATGAACTCCTTCCTGATGTTCTTGAATGTGAAGCCCTCGCTGATGATCTTGCTGCCTATGATGACCGATATGTAGTCTCCGTCTAGGTTATCGTCCTTGTTGAACCTGTTGATGAGCTGATGCATGCTCTTCGGACTGGTGGTCTGGTTTGTCAAAAGAGCGTATCGGCGACCCTTGCTGCGCTCGTCCCCTCTGGCTTGCGTGAACCCGAACTGCTCCAACACCTTGGCAAACAGGATGCAGCCGCTACCGTTCACGTACTCGCAATACACCAAAGCCTTCGCTTTGGGCTCGTCTAAGATGATCTTGATGGTTTCTGCAAACTTGATACTATATCGTGCTAGGTTGGACATGTTCTTGTTGATGGCCCCGACCAGCTCCTTCGAAAGCGTGTACGTCGCGGAGGTTTCCTGCTTCTTGCGTTTCCCGGCTGCTCCCATCGTTGCGAGACCCCCCGTCCTTTTCACGATATATTTATTGAAACCGTCCGTCCCGTAGGATCCGTTCGGAAACACGAACAGCGACGCCTGACGCGAGTTAATGAAGATGCTCTTGTCGTTCATGTCCTTCTCGTACGCCTCGGCGTACGCTTTGCTCTGGAAGTCGCTCATCCTACCCGGGTACACTACAAGATGCTCGAGATCTCCTATCCTCCTCCCCTCAAACACCTTCCTCACGTCGGACGTCATGGCCTTGAGGTACGAGACGCGTCCTTCGATCTTGACGGCCATGTCCTCGATCATGTCGGTTCTGATGGTTCCGTTCTGGTTGAAGTAACGCTTTGTAAAGTCCTTGTCTATACGAAACTGGTTGTCTAGAGGTAGGATCAGGTTCATGACACTGGCAAACTCGACCGGGTCGTCCTTCATGACAGTACCAGACATGAGGAGGATCTTGGACTCCTTCACCGCGTGGAAGAGTCTGTGGAATTGTTTGTAGACGTCTAGGGGTCCGGACAGGCCAACCGTTCTCTTGTTCACGATAAAGTTCTTTTCGTCCTCGCGCACCACAGCGTCTTTTTCCCTGAGGTTGTGCACCTCGTCAATCACGAAGATGGTGTTGCTGTAGCGTTGGGCTAGCGTCTCATCGGGCAGCTTGGCGATCTCCTTGGCAAACGTCTCGAAGGTATTGAAGTGATAGAACGCGGACGTGATCTTACGTGTTCTGTGGATGCGCTCCAGGTCCGAGAGTTTGTCGTAGTTGTCGGGGATGTACCGGCCGTCTGTGCACGAGAAGAGGAGTTCCTGAGAGAAGTTGTTGAGGAGCCCGGTGCCTTTGGCGCAGACGATGGCTCCGTTGATGTGCCTGTTCTTCTCGTAACGCAACTGCTCAATGGCCGCTATTGCCGTGCAGGTCTTACCCGTACCCATCTCGTGGAAGAGGAGTAGCTCGTTGTAGGGTGTCGCGGAGGACATGAACCTGGAAATGATCTTTTGATGATTGTACTGTTCACCCGTTCCTTTGGCGGCCAATTTCTCGAGTCTGGGAAGCTTCAGCATCTCAAACTCCTTTTTGGTCACAATGGCGTCATTGAAGGTCTGACCCTGGTAAGGATTGAGGCGGTGATCTTCAAACTTGAAGATGTTAGGATACTTGGGAAAGAAATTCTCGATTTCCATGTATTTTGAGTAAAGCAAGAAGTATATGGGGCAAAGCCTACTAGGTAAGGCCTCAGAGCACTTACGGAGTAGTACCTTAAAAATGTTAGTACAACTTTGTAACCTCAGTAAGGTTACAAAAAACCCCAAATCAGACGACGCTGATGATCTTCACGGTGACACCCTTCTTCACGTTACCCCAGTCGCCAACACGACTCATCTCGACGAGGATGTTTTGGTCCTTCTCGTTCAGGGCCAGCACAACGATCTGCTTCACGTTGGTGGCGCCGATCTTGAGAGTGTTGAGGATTCTGTTCTTGACCTCGGAAGCAGACATCATCTTGAGAGGCTTGGGGATGGGACAGGTGCCATTCTTACACTCCTTCTTGGGTACATCCACATTATACCTCTTGAGGGCTAAGGTGAGCTCGGCGCTCTCACCATCGTAAGGAACTATCAACATATTCATTTTGTCTTTACCGATCCCGATCCTATACATAACCCCCGTATCAATCCCGTTTATCCTTCACATCCCTCTTTATTTGTTCTCCCCCCTTGGTGTGAATGATGAGAGCCTTGTCGAGACCCAACGTCTCTGGCACCAACTCCTCTTGCTCATACAGAAGGAAGGGTT